AGGAATAAACCATTCTTACCTCCTGTTTCATAATCTATCCTTCCTATGATGTCGTGTAATAATTGTTTAGGTTTGTTCATCACATATCGTTCAGAGGTAATCTTATTTTTGCCACAAAGTTCCTTGACCACCTTTCTTGTTTGCTCAATAGTTCTATGTGCATACTCAATCATGTGTTCTCTTGCGTAAGCATCTTTCTCATCAACAGGATCATACTTATTAATATCATCTAACTCCTTGCCGAACACCTCGTCATAGTTCCTGTTAGTTAATGTTATAGTTTTGTCTTTCCAATAAAGAGTTTCACATTCCATTCTTTGAGCTGTGTTGTTTACGAGGTTTCCAAATCTAGGTTTGTACCCCATAAGAAACATACTTCTTTCCACACCATCATGATGACCATAGTTCATATTAAATTTAGCTAATGGCATACTTTGACTTGAAGGCGACCAATGGTCAAAACCTTTGCCGTTGTTTAAGGTGTCAAAAAACTTTTTAAGTTTATATTGTTCTTTTGTTTGCATTGTTTTTAATCTGTGTTTATTTTATTTTAACCTATTTGTCAAATAAAAAAGGCGACCCATTTCTGAGTCGCCTTAATTTATTTATTTAGAGATACTGTCTAACCATTCTTGGTTATGTTTATCAGTATGTTGACCGCCTCTAATTCTAGTTGATGGCATTTCTTGTATTAAAAGATAAACATAACTTTCGCTATGTTCTTTTAATAAATCTTCTTCAGAAATGTACAACCTGCTTTTGCCTCTATTATCAAATTCAAAAACAAAAGTTTTTTTCTCCTCTTGTTGTTCAAATATTGCCAATAGTTTATCACAGACAAAATAACTTTTATCTATGACATTTACCAATCCTTTATTTTGTTCTTTGTTTTCAATTGGTAGTGGTGGCATTAGTTTCATTTTTTACCCTTGGTTAGTTGTTATTAATATCCTATTATACCATATTGGTTATTCAATGTCAATACCTTATTTTTCCTTGACTGTTCATAACTTTTTTGGTAACGGTCTGTATTCAGAAAGGAAAACAATGAAATTAAAAGACTATCGTATAAAAAATAAATTAAGCTGTTCAGAGTTAGCAAGAAAAATAGGTGTTCAAAATATAAATCCTGCGACCAACGTTTGGCGTTGGGAGAACGGACAGAGAATACCTCGTAAAGAAGAAATGAAAAAGATTTATTTGGGTACAGAAAAACAGGTACAACCTAATGACTTCTACGATCTCAAAATTTAAGCAAGTTAAAATTACTTGGGTTGATCCTTGCCAATGTGATGAGGCATGGACACCTGAAAGCGAAATACTTAATCATGATGTTGCAGAGTGCGAGGATGTGGGTTGGATATATAAAAAAACTAAATCAAAACTTTGGCTATTTACTTCTTACTCTGAAGATGAGTATGGTTTTTGTGTTGGTGGTTTAACTTGTATACCCACAGGAGTTATAAAAAAAATCAAGGTAATTAAATGAGGTTTATATATATATTGTTCACAGCAATTATACTTACTCATTGCAGTAAAATAGAAATAGGTGATTGGCATTACGACCCTAAAACTGCAATGATGAGACTAACCTTTGGAGTATCAAGGTAATGACTTATGTTGGTATTTTTGAAGAAGTGGATTTGCAAGACAAGGTTAAGAAATTAAAAAAAGAATTAAGAAAAATAAGAGCAGATAAAACTAGAGGTCAGAATGATCTTGAAAGAATTATTGAAGAACAACGTAAAGAAATAGACACATTAAAAACAGAGATTGATATTAAAGAATTTGAGATTGATACTCTAAAAAAAAAGCATGAGTTATAATCCACTACCTATATTTTGCACCATCAAATCTAGCTCTATTGATGGTCTAGGTTTATTTGCTACAAGAGAAATTAAAAAAGATACCGAGCTAGGTATTTCTCACATTAAAGTTGATGATACAATTTATCGTACAGCTCTTGGTGGTTTTATTAATCATGCCGAACAATCTAATTGTGTAAGAGTAAAGGTAAATAATAAATGGTACTTAAAAACAACGGAAGATATTATGCCTGACCAAGAACTCACACTAACTTATAGATTATATAAACCTGAATGAAATGTTTTTATTGTAATAAAGAAGTAAGATGGAATAACGATTACGATACAGAAGATACTTACCCAGATTCAGATCATTTAATAGTTAGTATGTATCAATGTGATGGTTGTAATTCTTGGTATGAGGTGTTCCATGAAAAAAAAGATAAACAATGAGATTTGCTAAATATTTTGACAAAGATTTATATTCAAAATGGCATAGGCTTTGGGACGGGATCGCAATGGCAGATGTGGATAGTGTGGAAATATGTCGTAATAAGGGTTGTTGGAAACCACTAGCCATCATTGAACACCTCTATGATACTGGCTCTGATAAAAA